TCACAAGCTGAGGAAAGTGTTAGCAGATTTGCTAGCGTTAATCCTTATGCCGTGTTGGATAGTAATTTGTATACAATACCCGAGTATACAAGAGAGGATGGTATATGGAATGAGGTATTGCCCAATATGCTCGATGAGCATACATTCCATACTGATCATTTTGTAGTTTATGCCAATAACGTAATGGTTCATTGGCAGTATAGACAGGGGATATTGTATTTCATCACAGTGATAGAAAATAATTCTTCACTGCCGTTATACATATTCGAAGGTTTGAATATATGCGTGGAACAGTTGTTCCATTTGTGTATTAGTGAGCAAGACGTGTTCAATTGTTGTCCATATAATTCATATTATAGTAGCTTTATAGCTGTTAATATGATACATATGACTTTTAGGTTTAGGAGTAATTCGATGCTTGAATTGCATGGTGATACCATGGTAGTACGGTGGACTAATAAGAAAAAACAAAATAAAAACAAAAATGGAAAAAATAAAAATAAAAAGTTGAAACCGTGGCAAAAGCCACAAGAATGGAAGAAAGAATCATATTTCACAGAACGTTGTGGAATTGAGCATGAGTACGAAGTAAGAGTTCGTGAGCATGTTATAGCAATGCACAAGACGTGTGCAACAGTGGGTGAGATGAGAGAAGCCATCCCACCTCTTGTTTTGAACGAGTGTAATGATACTGAGGGAGTGACTAATACAGATCTGAAAAGATTGATTAATCATTACCACAAAGAATTACATAGTGAAGATGCTAAGGAGAATAATAATGTTGATCCATTGAGTGTATTATTAGATATTATGCACAAGAGTAGTGGACATAGTGGACTCGGATTATTCGAAGACTTAATATTGGTATTAGTTAGTTTGAGAGATCAATCTACCTTCACCGGTATTATTGCCACTTTAACATTATTTGCAAAGAAGATGATGGGGGATAATACTCCCCTTTTACATGTAATATTAGGAATTTTTAATGAGAATGTAACTGAAATGTTTAAAGAAGTTCAATCAGACGATCCTAAGGAAAGTCCAGCTTGGACATTTACAGATTCGTATAATAAGTATAAAGCATATACATTACATCCATCCAGGAAGCATATAGGTACTATAGTTTCCTTGTTAGTGACAGTGGGGTTATTACACCCCCAATATTTTGATATTAATGGTTTTGAAGTATTTAAAGCAAAAGCTTTTGAGAAAACTTTACATGCTGGTGATATAATAGAAACCACATTACAATCTATGGCTTTTTTCCTTGATGTGGGATATCAATGTTTTTGTGAAGCATCATTGTCTCCATTTATTAATGCTTCAGATACTGTTAGCGAGTTTAGATCGTTAGTACACTTTTTGTATTCTAACATTAGTTGTGTTGAATTGGGCAATTATGAAATATTACATAAGAAGCCTGTTGCAGATTATGAAGCCAAATTAGTTAAGGCTAGGAATATGGTACCAACCATAGAAGTTACACCTATGTATACAAAATCAGACTTGGCAAGGGATGAAAATCGCTTGACCAAAGCTGAATTGGATTATGCAATGGTGTTGCAAAAACAAGGATTGCGTGAAACTCCTTATGCCATGTTAATTCATGGTCCATCGAGTATTGCTAAGTCCTATCTTATGGAGAAATTGACTGAATTAGTATTAATTGCTAATGGTTTCCCGCATGATAAGTCAGTTTACTGCTATTTGAGTACAAATTCTAAGTGGTACGATTCACTTAAATCCAATACGCAGTGTATCTGCTTGGATGAAGTTGCGAATGCACATCCACAAAAGGCAGAAGTTAATGAATGTGATTTTATACTGAAGATTATGAATAATGTGTTTTTTGCAGCTCCTAAAGCAGAAGCACACGAAAAAGGGAAAGTGATGGTAAACAATAAAGTGTTTGCTGCTACTACCAATGTGGCCGAAATTAATGCTAGTGCTTGGTCTCAAGAGCCGCTAGCTGTATTACGTAGGTTCCAGTGTAGAATAACCACTAAAGTTAAACCAGAGTTTAAAATAAATGGTGATATGCTAAATTCAGCAAAGGCATTTGAAGATTTTCCTGATAATGCCTTACAAGATTGTTGGTTATTCACTGCAGAATATGCTATTGGTAAACCTAGTACAACAAATAGTCCGCATGCGGATGTGGCTTGGAGTGTACATAAGTACAAGGGTGAGCCTGTACGTGATGTAGATATGCGTACTATATTACGATTTTTGGCAGAGCATTCACGATCACATTTCCAGATGCAGAAAAGAGTGTTAGCACATGCTAAACACCAGACTCCCATTTGTGAAAAATGTTTGTTATATTGCGAGATTTGTGATTGTAGGGAAGTACAATCAGGATCGATGCTGTCACATATGGCTTACCAGTATGCTTATAAGAATATAGTGGAACCAAATTATGAGAGTTGGAAGAAGCAAATTACAAATTATTGTACAGGAGCATATGAATTATTGTGTCCTACATATTTGGAACGTAAAATGCATAATTGTAAAAAGACATGTGATGCAATAGCCAATTTTGACTATTTGTCACAATACTCTTATTTTAATTGGGCATATGACATGTTACCAAGTTATGCCATATCACACCCATTTTTCACCAAGTTTTATGAATGGGCAGAACGGAAGAACATGCTAATGTTGTGGAGGCATAGTATGTTGCCCATTACATTAGGCACGGCATGGATATGTCGTAAAGAATATCGTGAACATGGGTTGGCCCGACCGAGCGTTTTTGCAGCTTCATTGTCTGGATGGATGCTTGGTGGTGCTTTCTCCTCAATTTTTGTTAAGAGATTGTTTGCAGATAGGCTTATAAAAAGAAGGGATGCTGCGGCAATCCGTGATAAGATTTATAAAGAGGCACATGGTGCTGCTGCATTATCATGGAGAGATAAGGTTTTCAGGTTTGCCGGTGGTGTAACTGTTGTTACTGCAGGACTATTAGTGGTTCAAACTTTGTTAGCTACATATGATAGATGGCGGCGTGATCAGTTAGTAGAACATTCAACATTGGATCCGCAAAATGAGGCTGAAGTGGAAGCTCGAGATTTGGTTAAAAATCCTTGGCTTACCAGTATTATGTCTATGCCAAAGACTAAAGGCACCCATACTGCAGTACAGTTGCAAAATAGCGTAGCAAGTAATATGCTAGCTATAACTGTACTTGAGAGTAAAAAGATGAGCAATGCTTTAATGTTGTGTTCTGACACTATGTTGATGCCTTATCATATGTGGTTCCCGAATGCAGATTTTAAGGGTGAACCGTATAATGAAATAAATGTTAAGTTAGTTACGGCCCCATTTCAGAAGGATGGTAGGGATGTTACTGGTAATATTTGCAATGTTAGACTAAATTGGAATAATTGCATTAGAGTGGAGAGTGCTGATTTAGTTATGTGTAATGTGCTCATTGGTCCAAAGAAGGATTTAAAGAAATATTTGACCAATGAGAGAGTAACAGGTCAGTATGTGAGCGCTGCACGCTCTCAATTGACTGGTTGCAAGAAATTAGGACATGGCACAATTATACGTGCTAGCAGAAATGTCTGGGATGGCACAGATTGTTCATATAACCAATATGATACCAAGAATGTAATTCCATGGGTAAAAGGAGATTGTTGTACTGCAATTATTTCTGAAAACTCCAATCCTGCTTTAGTTGGTTTGCATTTAGTCGGTTATAGTAGCAATTCAAAACAAGATTTGACTTTGGGTTTTTCATATATCTTGGAGAAAGATATAATTTTATCGACATACCGTGCGTTAATAAGTAAGTGTGGCTTGTGCGAATTACATGCTGAGGCAGAAATACCATTAGTTGTGTGCAATAAAACAGTGGGATTCAAAAATGAAGTCGGCATAACAGCATTAAATTGGATAACACAGGATGTGCCTAATCCAGTTTTTACCTATTATGGTACTGTAGCCGGGGGTTTTACTGCAACATCAGCTGTCAGGAATAGTATGATAGTTGATGATTTAGTTAAGATGACTGGCGTGCCACAAAAATGGGGACCGCCTAATTTTGCACCACCTGATGAAAGTGGTAAGAAACGAAAGTGGATACCTTGGTATACTGGTCTCAAGAACTTGACTAACCCATGTAAAACTATAGATGGGGCCGCTCTTAAATGGGCTATGAAAGATTTTTCTAGACCCATTTTTAGTGCAATATTTACTGCAAATGTTGATTTGGTACGTCCTTTGACAAATGTGGAGATTTTGAATGGCATAAATGGTAAACGGTTCATTGATAAAATGAATTTTAAGTCATCA